CAATATTGATTAACATAGATAGATAATGTGGTTATACGAAAATAAAGTTATAGATAAAATAGAAGATTTTAAAGAAGGAACATTTGGTTTTGTTTATAAAATTACTAACAACGAAACAGGTAAATTTTACATTGGTAAAAAACAATTGATTTCAAAAACTAATGTTAAATTAGGTAAGAAAGAAAAAGCAGCTCTTCCAACTCAACGTGGTAGAACTCCAACTAAAAAATTAGTAGTTAAAGAAGCAGATTGGCAAAACTATTGGGGCAGTAATAAACCATTACTCGAAGAAATAAAATCTTCAAATAAAGATAAATTTACAAGGGAAATACTAATAGTATGTTCCAGTAAAAAACTCCTAACATATTGGGAAGCAGCATATCAAATGAAACTAGATGTATTATTAATAGACAGCTATAATGATACCATCTTAGGACATTATTATAAGAAAGACTTTTCAAACTAGGATATCCAAGATATCCTTTATATATTAAACAAGTTATGGAAAATACTGCGTTAATATATTTGATTGATTCAATTTTAGGTAAGAGTAAATCCACATCTAAAGGTAATAGAGCGTATCATTGTCCTGAATGTAAACACCATAAGTTAAAACTCGAAGTTAATTTAGATGAAACATCTCCACATTTCCAATCATATAATTGTTGGACGTGTGGTTTTAAGGGTAAAAAATTAACAACTTTATTTAAAAAAACAGAAGCGGATTTCGACAAAGTAAACCAATTAAAACTATTAGTTAAATCTATTCCAAAAGATTTTGAAGGAAAAGTAGTTGAAAGTAAAAAAGCAATACTACCTAAAGAATTTATTTCATTAATTAATCCTCCAAGTAGTTTAACAGCAAAACACGCTTTACACTACTTAAAAACTCGAAATATAACTAAAGAGGATATAATTAAATACAATATAGGATATTGTGAGTTTGGGAATTATTCAAACATGATTATTATCCCTTCATACAACTCAGAAGGAAATCTAAATTATTTCACTTCCAGAAATTTCAATAAAAATTCTACCATCAAATATAAAAATCCAGATGTATCAAGAGATATAATTGGGTTAGAATTATTTATAAATTGGAATACACCAATTACATTATGTGAGGGAATGTTTGATGCCATTGCTATTAAACGAAATGCTATTCCATTACTTGGAAAAACCATTCAAAATAGCTTAATGAAAAAAATAATCAATTCCTCAGTACAAAAAATATACATTGCACTAGATAAAGACGCCATTAAACAAGCGTTAAATTTCTGTGAAACATTGATGAACGAAGGTAAAGAAGTTTATTTAGTTGATATTGACGATAAGGATCCAAGTGATATGGGATTCGTTAAGTTCACTAACCTAATTCAAAATACGTTTCCGTTAACTTTCTCAAACTTACTTGAGAAAAAACTCCAAACAATATGAGTAAAATTAAGCATTCACATGGTCGAATTTTAGAAATATCTGACGACCATAAACAGATTACTTTACCAGATTCTAGATATTATAGAAGAAATGGCGAATATTACCCTTCAGTAACGTATGTGTTAAATTTATATCCTAAAGGAAAATTTTTTGAAGATTGGTTAAAAAAAGTAGGTTACGCTTCTGAACATATTGTTAAAAAAGCAGCAGAAGAAGGTACTCAAGTACATGAATTATGTGAAGCATATTTAAATGGAGAAGAATTATATTTTTTATCTCCAGTAGGTAAACCTCAATATCCATCAAATGTATGGCAGATGTTTTTACATTTTGTAGATTTTTGGGAAGAATTATCACCAAAATTAATTGAAACTGAAGTACATTTATTTTCACAAGAACTTAAAGTAGCAGGAACCTGCGATTTAATTGTTGAAATAAACGATGAATTGTGGTTATTGGACATCAAAACATCCAACCATATACATTCAACATATGAACTTCAAACCGCAGTTTATGGCCAATGTTATCTAGAGTGTTTTGGTAAAAAGATAGATAGATATGGAGTGCTATGGGTAAAGTCAAACAAACGTAAAGCCGCAAAAAACAAAATGCAAGGTAAAGGATGGGAAATTTTAGAATCAGAAAGAACATTTGAACAAAATATTGACATATTTAAAACCGTTAAAAAATTGTTTGATTTAGAAAATCCAACTTCATCCCCATCATTCGAATCATTTAGAACCACTGCAAAACGAAAAGATATATAATATTTATAATGAGAGAGAATTGGGATTCCTAAATTCTTTTTCGTATATTGATATTATGATAAAACTTACTCAACTATTACAAGAAGCACTTTCCAATCCAAAAGCTATAATCATGGCCGGAGGTGCATCCGTAGGTAAATCTACGGTACTCAAATCGATTGATCCTATAATTAAGGATTTTGACAATCTAAACGCAGATAAATATGTTGAAGATAAAGATTCCCCAATGTATGGGAATTTAGCTGCTGCGGCTTCTCAAGTAAAAAAACAAGATTTACCAAATGCTATAAAAAATCAAAAGAATCTTGTTTACGATACTACTGCAGCTAATTTATCTACTTTACAACCAATTCTAGATGAATTAAACAGTAATGGGTATGAAACCATGATGATTATGGTTTATGCCCATCCTATTGTTTCATTTTTAAGAAACTTTAAGCGTGAACGTAAAGTACCAGCAGTTGGCGTTTTAGGAACATGGGCTAATGTATATAATTTATTAGACGAATATAAAAATATATTCGGTGATAAATTCGTATTAGTAAATTCTCCATCTGGACCTGAAGAACAAAAAGAAATAGCCAATTTTGAACAAGCATATCAAGATGGTAAACTACCAGAATATTTTAATAATTTATTATCTACAGGAGAATTCGCTTCTACTTTTAAAAAAGACGATTCAACTTTGTCTCCTGAAGAAAAAGTAAAAAGAGAAAAACAAAGAGAAGCTACTCGTAAAACATTAGAAAAAAATATTGAAAAAATTGCTACCACATATGGGGATATTCAATCTAAATTAGACCCAATTGATAGTAAAGAGTTGCCTAATATTGTTAAAAACTTTGTTAAATGAATTTTTTAGTTAGAGAACTTATACAACCCATATTAGAGGATTTTCAAATTGAAATGCCTCAATCTAATGAGGTAGTAGCTTTGTTTGGTGGTGGTTTTAAACCACCCACAAAAGGACATTTTGATGTTGTTAAGCAAACACTCAAAGATTACCCAAATATAACTGAATTCCAAATAGTAATAGGAGGAGGTACTCGAGATGGTATTACTCCCGAAATGTCTATGAAAATTTGGGAAACATATAAGCCATTACTTTCAGATAAAATAAAGTTAATTTCATCTGTATCTCCACTTACATATATTAAAGACTATATTAAGGAAAATCCAAATACAGAAATATATACAATAGTAGGTGCTAGAGAAGGTGATGAACAGGATGCTAAAGATTTTGAACAACGTAAAGCCTTATATAAAAAACATAGTGATAATGTTAATGTTATAAAATCAGAAAGTGAAAATGGCATTAGTGGAACTAAAGCACGTAAAACATTATCTAATAATGATTTTGAAGCATTTATAAATTATTTACCCAGTGAACTAGATCCTGCTGCTCAACAACAAGTATGGAGTATTTTAGGTAAAGAAAAAATTGAAGAAATGTCTCAAGTGGCTATTCAATCAGTTGAAGATTTTGCTGATAAGGAATTAAATCCATTGGATATAGAATTTACAAGCCATTTCTTTGATAGATTAGTAGATCCTAGGAATATTAAGCCTATTTCATCAGCTGAACTTATTGGATTTTTTAAGCGCTTAGCTAAAAAGAAAAAGCAATTATTTGATTTTCTTTCTAAATATAAAGAAATAGTAGCTACAGATAACCGTACAGATATTAATATACCATTAGTGAAGCAATCAAATACTGCTATTGCTAAAACTATAATGCGTAAGAAAGATTTCAAAACACCTGATCCTAAAATTGAATTTAGTGAGAGTTTAAATGAAAGTGTAAATGATTCATTTGATGATGCTTTAAATTCATTAATTAGATATATGGTTGATCAAGGTATGGATATTCAACCATTACCCACGTTAAAAATCATAGATAATGATGTAGAAAACGCTAATAACGTTTTAGGTAAAACGGCGTATTATGATCCAAATAATTGTTCTATAACGCTTTATACGCTGAATAGACATCCAAAAGATATATTACGCTCATTTTCTCATGAAATGATTCATCGTATTCAAGATAACGAAGGTAGATTAACAAATATTAATACTACTAATACTAATGAAGATGGTGATTTACCTGAATTAGAAAGAGAAGCATATTTAAAAGGAAACATGACATTCAGAAATTGGGAAGATTCAATTAAAAATCAAAAATATATTAGAGAATATAAAGAGTATGCTTTAAATGAATTATTTGAAAAAGATCTTCCTAATATTAAAAAGATATCACCTACTAAATATATTGTAGGTAATGAAGATGATATCGAAGCAGAATATTTTTTCAAAATAGAATTCGATATTTTTGATGAAAACCCAACCCCAAATAATTGGTCAGTTAATTGGAGATTTACTGATAATAATCAAAATACATCACCTGAAGCTTGGAAACAAGTAACTGCTACCTCATTTAAAGTATTAAATGATTTTATTCAAGACAAAAAACCAAAATCAATTACAATATCTGGCAATACTGAGGCTAAAACTAACATATACAAATCGGAATCATTTCTAAAAAAACTAGAAACATTATTTAATAATCAATATAAGATAGATAATAGTAATGAAGATAAAATAGTTATAAATCTAATTGAAAATATTTCCCAATCCAATGTCCAAAAACGTATGGATACATTAAATGAGTCTTATGAACAAGCTTTAGATTATTGGCAAAATGGAGATTTAAATTCTAAAAGTAAAATAGAACGTTGGAATGCTATTAAACGTAAAATAGAAAGAGAAGTTTTACAAGAAATTTATCAAATTAAATGAAATATAAATTAACAGATATATATAAACAAATTAGAGAAGAGGAAACAGCAGCTCAAGTATCACAATATAAAATATTTTGTGATATGGATGGTGTACTATGTGATTTTGATAGACGATTTGAACAATTTGGAGGAATGTCTCCTAAAGAATACGAATCAAAATATGGTATTAAAGAATTTTGGGAACTTATAGATAAAAAAATAGGTGTTCAATTTTGGTCTAAAATGCCATGGATGTCGGATGGTAAACAACTTTGGGACTATATTAAAAAATACAATCCATCTTTACTTTCAGCTCCATCCAGAGAAGCATCTTCTCGCTATGGAAAACATTTATGGGTAAAAGAAAATATACCTGGAACTAAATTGATTTTAGCAAATAGAGAAAAGAAAAAAAATTATTCTGGAAAAAATCAAATACTTATCGACGACCGCCCTGATAATATTAATGAATGGAAGGCAGCAGGAGGTATAGGTATTTTACATACTTCAACATCAAACACAATTAACGAATTAAAGCAACTAGGATTATGAAATACCAATATAAATTAGTAAAAGAAAATGAAGGTGAAGAAGAAGTTAGTGGATTAAAAGGAATACAATCCCAGAATGAATTAGTATTAACAGCCTTAGAAGGACGTACTGCTAAAGAACTTCTTGATATCATTAATGATCCTGCTAACTTAGATAAAGTATATGCTAAAGAAGCTTCTGGATTGAAAGATATCAAAATTAAAGTATTTGGTGATATGCCTAATGCTCGCTATAGATTAAATGATAATATTGCTATATATAAGGAAAATGGTACTTCTCTTTATTCCAAAATAGAAAATGCAGTTGGTGCAAAATTTGATAGAAAAGGAGCCGAAATTAATAAAGATAAAGCAGGTAACATTCGATTTATTTTTCCTAAAAATAACAAATACAATGTAGATTTAGTAGAAAAGTATTTTAATACTATGGACAGTGGTGAAAAAGCTAAAAAAGCCGATTTACGACCTAAAGAAGTAGATGAACTTACATTAAGATTTCCATTAAGTGATGGTCCAACTCTTAGAAAAATATTAGATAATGCTAATTTAGAATCAGGTAAAGATTATAAGTTGGGCAAGCAAGAAGCAATAAAAGAAGATTTACGCAGTTTAGTTAAAAAAGAAATTACAAAGTTTTATAAAAAATAATTTATGTCAGAGAACGTTTTAAAAAAGGATTTCAAACAGAAAGATGTTCAACGTCTTCGTAATCTTGTTCAAGGCAAGTACGGAGAAAGAACTACTGTGGGAATCGGTTATGAGAAGAAAAAAAGTTTTCATGATGAAGGAGATGTGTGGGAAGAAGATGGTAGACAATGGACCATCAAAAATGGCATTAGGCAAAATCTTACTAAATTAGATAAAGCAAAGAAATCAGTAACTTTGCCGCTTTTTTGTCCTTGTTGCTCTAATTTAATGAAAAATAAATTCGATAAACTATTTTATATTCAATATAATAGATGCTTCAATTGTCAAATTGACTTTGAAACAGATATTCGTAAAATGGGATTATGGGAAGAATATGAAAAAAATATCATCAATTCAGATGTAGATCATCTTATTAAAGATTATAATGTTTGGATGGATGAAGTTATCAATGGTTCAAATGAAAGTTTTATCACTGAAGCCGGAGATATTGAAAAATGGGATGGCTCAGCAAAGAAAAAGTTGTTAGAAAATAAAGAAGAAACAATTAAATATTTGCAAACCTTAAAACGATGAAACCATGGTCCCAGTTCCAATTTATCTAACAGTTGTAACAGCACTAATAACAGCAATTTTTGGTCCTATTATTGTAGAATGGGTTAAATCCCGATTCTTTAAACCTAATAAAGATGCATTAGGTGAATCTATTGATACAGATGAAAAAATAGACCACCAGTTAGAAATCTTAATGAATGAACTAAATTGTGATAGAATGTGCATTTCCCAATTCCATAATGGGGGACATTTTTATCCTACAGGAAAATCAATTAAGAAATTTAGTATTTTTTATGAACGGACTACAAATAGGACTGCAACAATAAAAGATACATTTCAAAATATTCCTGTATCTTTATTTCCTAAGGCATTTTCCTTATTATATAGAGACGGAGAAATTATAGTTCCTAACACTAATGAAAGTACGGTAGATTGTGGTTTATTTCAAGTTAATGGAAAATCATATAAAACTAAATCGTTCTATGTTTTTTCCATAAAAGATATAAATAACAATTTTATAGGTTCTTTAACTATTTCATATTATGGTAAGAAACATTCCTTTACTCAAGAAGAATGGATATTAGTAAGACAGAAAATAGGCGTAATAGGAGCAATTTTAACTGACTACTTGCACGGAAAAAGATAAACGCAATATTTATAATAAAATATACTATAATGAATAATTCATTTGAACATATGCAAAAATTAGCTTTTGGTAAAATTATTACTGGGGCTGAAAAAGAAGTTTTAACTGAGAATGCACTTAAAGCTAAAATTAAAGAATTAGTCCATTCATCTTTAGGTGAAGCTAAGAAAAAGAAAAAAGATGCAGATGTAGCTCCTCAAGAAGATATAGATCTAGAAATGGATGCTACTGAAGAAATGCCTGAGGATACTATGGCCCCTGAACCAACAGATGGAGCAGATATTGATCCAACAGTTAAATCAATCCAGGACTCACTTCAAAAAGCATATGCTTTAGCCCAACAATTAGGCGATGAAAAATTAGCAACCCAAATAGGTAATACACTTACTATGTTACTTAGAGATCAAGTATTAGGTCTTAATAAACAACAATAAATAAACAAATAAATAAACAAAAACAAACATTTATGAATTCACAAGAACTATTTGAACAAATTAGTGGGTTATTCGAAACAGCAAAAGAAAACCATGCTGAAACAACTAAAGCCGCTAAAGGTAGAGCACGCAAAGCACTTTCCGAAATGAAAAAACTTATTGCTGCTTACAACAAAGCTTCTGTTGCCGAAGTAAAAGCAAAGTAAAATGGCACAACTTACCCCAAGAGAACTAGCAATCAAAAATCAACTCTATAATCAATATAAACAAAACAAAAATGAGTTTATAAAAGATTATGGGTCCGATGCTGAGCGAGTTATGTTGGGGAGAGCAATTAAATTAGCAAAATCAATGGCTGCAAAAGACGACAAACAAAAAATTAAGGAAATGATTAAAAAGGCCCTTCAAGGGCCTATTTCCGAAACTGAAGAAATCAATTCAATTGAGTATATACAAAATCGTAGACCAATTGAAAGTAATCCTGAAGATGTAATTAAGTTGGATGTTCCATTACTTATTCGTATAATGGAATACGCTAGAGAAGATGCTAAAACAGATATGGATTTACATTTTGCTGCTGAAAACATGATTCAATTATCAAAAGCAAACAGAATTCTCAATATGGGGGATTATGAAAGCATTGTTTCTCCATACGTAAAAATTGATTAAAATGACTAAAAACGAGTTTAGAGATAGAATTAAATCTTTAGTTAAACAAGTATATTCAGGCGCAACCAAATCAACAGAAGTAGATTTAGATGAACCCGATATTGTATCTTTAGATACAACTCGTTTTCCAGTATTAGTTAAATTTCCAACACTTAGAGATACCATTATTAAATTATTAACAGATCAATACGATTTGTTTTTAAAAGACATTGAATGGGTAGCACCTCGTCCTACTACATTTCGTATTGTGTTAGCAAACGATCAAGTATTTTACTTGATATTCACTGACAGAACATGGATTGGTAAAGTAGAAGGTAAAAAATATTACTTATTAAACATAAGTGAAGAACAAAATTGTGTTGAATCTATAGCTAGAATATTATCTTACGGTGCTAAAGTAGTAGTAGATACTCCAACTGAAACACCAGTACCTGAAACCCCAGCAGAAGAGCCAGCACCTGAAACACCTGCTGAAGAAACACCACCAACAGCATAATGGATATTTTAGAAAAATTTTTACATAGTGTAGCTTACAAATTCCCCAAAGGATATCCTGACATGAATAATGAGCAGGATATCAATCTTTTAGCTAGTTTATTAGAAGGATTAGGAATTGACTTAAGTGAAGATAAATCTTCTGACAGACAAGAAGCTAAAGAAATTTTAAAAAGAGAATTAGATTTAACAGATCAAGACTTTAAAGATAGCGGATTGCAATTTTATGTTCTAGTACCTGGAAATCAAAGACTATCATTTGTAGATAAAATTGAAAATATAGATACAGGAACAGATAAAAAATTTGAATATAATTCAACACCATCTGCATTCTCATCCTTAGGTTATTTTATGTATGGTAGTGTAAAGTTTGGAATTAAACCAGGTGAAAAACAAGGTGGAAAATCCGCAGGTTTAGATAATGAAGATAATTTTGTTAGTATTATTAACTCATTATTAGAAGATGGTCCTAAAGATATAAAAATAACAGATGGTGAAAATACAGTAGTATATAAAAATATTACTCAAGCTATGGCTACTGGTAGATCAGTTTCTGATTACTCTAAATCTGATGTTAATTTTTATGATGGTGAAACTGATAAGGGTGGTTTATCTTTGAAAAAAGAAAATGCAATATATTGGGAATCGTCTGATGTCAGATTTAAAAATGAAGTAAGTAACTTAGTCAAAGCTATTACTAGTGGTAAATTAGGTGATGAAATATCTTATATTCCATATACTGATATCAGAGGAAATACAGATCCAGGTATTATTAAAATGTATAATAAGAAAGAAAATAAACCAATTGCGGGTATTATAGTAAAAGATTTACCCCAACAAGATATACAACAAGTTATTTTCGGTAATGATAATGTACCAGTAGCTGTTGCTACTTGGAGATCAAGTGATTTTACTGTTGAAGAAGATACAATTGTAGTTAAAGCTAAAAAGTTATATACTACATTAAAAGATATTGAAAAAGATAAATCACTTCCCGTATTGAATATCAGACATGATAAAACAAGAAGATCATCAAAAGGGTTAAGAGCTTTATTACAAACTGAAAAATCTTTATATAAGGATGAATCTCTAAAGGGCAACAATGTTGAACTTTCATATAACAAAATAATGTCATAATATTTATTGGTATGGAACGTATTAAACAACTTATTCGAGAAGTACTTTCTACCCCACCCAAGAAGGAATCATGTAACTGCGGTTGCCATTCTTGTAAAAATGTAGGAAACAAAGGCCCAGTCTTAAACGAAAGCTTAAATGCTAAAATCGTAATGACTGAAAACATGCAATATCATGTTACTAATAAATTACCACTTACAGAAAATACATTTCGTTACGGATCCCAAGCATTCTTAGATTTATGGGCTGAAGCTCGTTACTTATATTCTCGTAATGCTATTCACGTAAATGATGACGATAAAGAAATTTTACTTGAAACTAATTTAGGTGAATATGGAATGTATGAAGGTAAAAAAGTAGCATTAGATATGCCTATGTTAGAAGATGATTCACTAGCGGCTGATGAAGAAGAAATAGCTGACGAACCTATATCTGAAACTGATAAAAAGAAAAATCCACCAATTGGAAAACCAAAACGTGGTGGCTCTAAAAAGTTTTATGTGTATGTTAGAAATAAAGGTAAAATTAAAAAAGTTAGTTTTGGAGATACAACAGGACTATCAGCTAAAATAAACAATCCTCAAGCACGTAAAGCATTTGCTGCTCGTCATGATTGTAAAAATAAAACAGATAGAACAAAAGCATCATATTGGAGCTGTCGCTTACCTAGATATGCTAAATTATTAGGATTAAAATCATCATTTTCAGGATTTTGGTAATATGAAACTATTAGAACTTAGACAACTTATTCAAGAAGAACTACGTATAGTACGTGAGAGTTCTGCTTCAAAACTTTATAAAGTAGAAGGACTATTAGTAACAAATACTGATAAGAAAACCCAATCCCAAATAATTTCAGATATCAGATCAATCCCAGGCATCACAACAGTAGATGCTCAGGAATATGTTCCTCGTTTACCTAAAAAAGGATACACATACGATAGACTAACTGTCAAGGTCGACCCATACCCATACATTAAAAAAGACGGTAAATTTGATATAGAAACGATTAAACAAGTAATCGCAAGTATTGGTGGTATTAAAGGAATAGTTAAATTTAGAGTTGATAACCCTCAATTAATCAACATTGGGATATGATTAGCCTAATTGAATTACTAAAAAATATTCTTCTAGAAGAAAAAACAAAACGTGACAGATGTTTACGTATTGCTGATCGCAAATTTGATAAACCATCTGCTTATAAATCAGGTGCTGTAGTTAGATGTCGTCAAGGTAGTATTTGGAAAAATTTAAAAGAAGAAGAACAATTAGATGAAAGTAAACAGGTAGGAACAATCTATCATTATACTACCTTCAACTCCGGATTAAAAATACTACAATCTAATCAACTTAAATCTGGAGAAACAGCTGATAGTACAAAATCAAAGCCAGTATTTGCAATATCATTCACTAGAGATAAAAGATTTCACGATAATCATGTAGTTGGATTTGAAGAATCTAGTTTTGGTAATAAACCACAATTACGATTTACAATTGATGGAAATAAACTTAGTAATAGATATAGTGTACAACCCTATTCACAGCAAGGTGCTTTTAGTAAGGATAGAAAGGATTTTGAAGCAGAGGAAAGAGTAATTTCTGATAAAATGTTCACAATACCATTATCTGATTACTTGATTAGTATTGATTTATTAATAGAATATAAGAAACCCTCTAAGAACTCTGATTGGATGGATGAGATCAATTATGAAGAGTATGCACCATTAAGAGCTAAAATTATTAAATTCGCACAAGATAAAAACATACCTATTAACTTAATAGTTAATAAAAATGGTGATCCATGGCCCGATAAAGCTAAAAAAACTATTATACAAAAAATACTTAATTGGTTTAGAATAAAAGAAGCTGACGACCCACAAGCAGGTAAAGCTGCTCCTTACGGCTCAGGCTATTCTAAATTAAAAGACATTATTAGAGAAATTATACAAGAGGACGAATCACTCCGCAAATGGTTCAAGCGTTCAGGTACACCTGGTAAAAAAGGTGGATGGGTAGATTGTAATGCACCAATTAGAAAAGATGGTGAAATAACAGGATATAAAGCGTGTGGTAGAGAAAAAGGAGAAAAACGCTCAAAATATCCTTCATGTCGTCCTACAGCCGCAAAATGTAAAACACCTGGAAAAGGCAAGAAATGGGGAAAAACAAAATGATAAATATATGGATAACTTTGATTTAAGAAAATATTTAGCCGAAGGTAAATTATATGAAGCAGTTATGGCTTGTCCTTTACCTACTCAAAATCTAGAACTAAATACTAAAAATAGAGACTCAGCTATTAAAGCAGATTATATTAAATATGGTCCTTTAAATGTTGATGAACCTGGAGATTACTGGGATGAATTAGCAGAACATTGGGATACAACAGTTGAAGCAGCTCAACAATCTTTATGTGGTAATTGTGCCGCATTTGATATTTCTCCTAGAATGGAAGATTGTATGCCTGGGTCGCTATCTGATGACGATGGTAAATTAGGATACTGTTGGATGCATAGTTTTAAATGCCATTCAGCTCGTACTTGCAGAACATGGGCTAAAGGTGGTCCTATAGTTAAAGATAGTATATCTTATGATTGGCAAGAACGCAAAGGAGAATGACCCCATATACCGACATAGAAGTTACAGATACTTATATTGTTCGTGAATTTAACGAAAATATAGATCCAATCGAATTAATGTGGCATCGTGACAATGAAGACAGAACATTAGAAATAGTTGGTGAAACAAATTGGAGAATACAATTAGACAATAAATTGCCAATCTTACTAGAAAATCATATATTTATACCAAAACACGAATGGCATCGTGTTATTAAAGGAACCGGAACATTAAAATTAAAAATATACAAATGAAATCAACTGAATTAAGACAACTTATCCGCGAATCAATTAATGAATATATTAGTGAAATTGACGATGCAGGAAATGTGGCTGCTTTAGAAGCCAAAATGAATAAAACTCAAGAAGCAATTGAACTTCGTGAGAAAAAAATAACTATGGATGGTTTAGATGAAGCTTATCATGATATGCTTGATAAAGGCAAAATGAAAGAACTTGGTAACGAAGTTAAAGCATTGAAAAAAAGTTTAGCTAAATATGAAAAACAATTAGATAAACTTAAATCAAAAGGTACTAAAACTGAAAAAGCTGAAGATAAAGAAATTGTTGATGAAGTTGAAATTGATGAAACATTTCCTGAATCTGGATCTCAATTAGAAGAAAATGAAGGTAGTGATCTTAATTCAATGTCTGATTATGATCTAATGTCTTATGCCGAAGATGAAGGTATGGAAGACATGATTGTAAGAGATGGTGAAGGTGGATTAGCTAACCGTGAAGAAATCATCGCTGCACTTTCAGAAGGCAGTAATTTACCTTCTGCTCCTTCTCATGAAGAAACTGATGCTAATCAAGTTTATGAAATGTTAACCATGCAAAAAAGAGCAGGTATTATTACTGAATCTCAATATAAAGCTAAAGTAGAAGAAGCAAGAAAATCATCTAAAAAGTAACATATAGACCGATTCATAGCCGATCGCTCGAAAGAGACAAAACATCATGGATCTGTGGCCCATTTTTCGAAAGAAAGGTGGGCCACTTTAATTGGGATTTCAAAATAAAAAATTTTATATTAGGGGGATGGTCTGATGGAAGTTTACCATATGTATAATAAAACAACATGACTAAAATTTACATATTAGAAAGAAATGGAGTTCCGTTTTATGTAGGTAAAACATTACAAGAAATAAAAGAACGCTTTCATACTCATGGTATTAAAAAAGAAAATAGTGAAATAATTGAAATTGATTGCGTTGATGATAAAGAATGGAGATTTTGGGAATCATGGTATATTGAATTATTTAAAGTATGGGGATTTGGATTAGAAAATAAGAATAGTGGAGGAGGAGGAAGAGGACCAGGATGGGTATCATTGCCGGAGCGTGGAATAAAAATAAGTAAAACATTAAAAGAAAGAAATCATTCACAATATTATACAGACGAAGTAAGACAAAAAATGTCTATTCCTCAAAAGGGAAAATCAAAACCATTTACTAAAGAACATAAAGAAAATATTTCAAAAGCCAATTTAGAATCAAAAGGTAAAGTAGTAGAATGTTATGGTTTAGATGGGAAATTTATAAAAGAGTTTAATTGCTTAAGAGAAGCCAAAATTTGGATTACAGAAGAAAAATCTATATATTCACCTAATATTGATAAACAAATAAAAGACTGCTGTAATGGTCGTCAAAAAACATGTCATGGATACAAATTTAAATATAAATAATCAAATGGAAAAAAAGAAAATTGTAGTAGTTGGAGGCGGAGTCTCAGGAATATGTGCTATTACTAAACTAGTAGATAATGGATATCCCGGAGAACTAATTACAGTTATTGATAAAGGTAGCGATCCATACGTTCGTAAACCTGAAGAAGTAATGACTGGATTCATGGGTTGTGGTCTATGGAGCGATGGTAAACTTACCTACCACACAGCAATTGGAGGAGTATTATCTAAATACTGTGGTGAAGAAAAAGCAATGGAGTTAATGGACCAAGTTATTCAAATGGTAACTAGATTCCATCCAGATCCTTCCCAAATTATGAAATCGGATCCTCAAGCAGAACCTGACTTTATTAAACCCCATTTTGGTCTCCGTTTATTTCCAGTATACCACATAGGTACCGATTATTTACATGAAATAGGAAAACGTTGGTATGACTATCTTGTAAGTAAGGGTGTGAATTTTTTATGGGAAACTGAAGTAAAAAATATAAATTTTGAAACTAATTATATAACTTATTCTTATAATGAAGATAATAAAGAATGGCATAATGCAATCTTTGGAGATACTATAATATTTGCAGTAGGTAAATCAGGTATTGACTTTGGTAAACAACTAGCAGATGATTATAAATTACCTACAGAACCTAAATCAGTACAAATAGGTGTACGCTTTGAAGCACCACAAAAATATTTTCAAAAATTAATTGATGTATCATACGATTTTAAATTATACCAAAAATTCGATAACGTATCTCTACGTTCATTTTGTACAAATAATAATGCAGCTTATGTGGCTGTTGAGAACACTTATGGGGATGTAAGTTATAATGGACATGCTAAAAAAGGAGAAGAATATCGTAATGATATGACTAACTTTGGTATTCTAATGGAAATTAAAGGTATTGAAGATCCATTTGAATGGAGTAGAGAAGTAGTAAATGCATGTAATATAATTGATAATCAAACAGAAGAAAAATTAGGAGGAATATATTATTCTCCAAACCAAACTAGACAACCATCAAATACATCAGAAGGAGAAATAGTTAAATCTCAAGCAATACCAGAAGAAGTATTACCTTTAATAAGATCAATATTTGGTGGGTATTTTGAATATATTGAAAATTTCATTGACCAAATGAATGAAGTATTTGAATTTGGAGATGATTGGGGAATGTATATCCCAGAAGTAAAATATCTATCTCCTGAACCTTTAGTTGATTATACCAACTTAGCATTAACTGAGTATCCAAATGTGCATTTTGTAGGAGATGCCTTAAGTGCACGTGGTATTACAGTAAGTGGAGCACATGGAATTTATGTTGCAGAAGATTTATTGCAACATAAACTTGATGAATATCCGGATTTCATAGAACACTATTAAACTTTGTCATAGTTTAATATATGTATAACAAAAACATATTTAAAACTCAATGGAATTAAGAAAATACATCCGCGAAATGGTTGAGGCTGAGCTTGATGAAATGGCTCGTATCTCAACAAACATCAAAATTGGTGATCCTGAAAAAGCAGCTATCGCAAAAGAATTATATGCTGGAACTTGGTACGGCGATATGATTGACTATGTTGAAGAATCAGGAGCTACTGGCATTCCCCAACCTGAACTAGCAAGAATGTTAGGAAAATCAGGACAACAGGCTATCAATCCTAAAGTTAGGGATTTTCTTGAATCAAACATTTTCACTAAAGGTGAATTGTCTATTCCTAAACAGGAAAAACCAGAAGCTAGTGGTATTAAAGGTCGTCCAACTTCCGAAAAAACATTAATGGCTAAGGACGTTAATTCTAAGATGGAAGCAGATGGTAACTACGAACCAACAGAAGATGAATTAGCAATGTTAGGAGCTGAGTTTGTTGAAAAACTTAGAGCACGTGTTAAAGGTACTTTAAGACGCGGTCGTCCTGCAATGCCTTCTAAAGCAAAAGATGGTATGATGGCAGCTATGAAAAATATGGCTAATGCTGAAGATACAGATATGGATGGAGATGTTGATGACGAGGATTTAGATGATATTGCTGAATCAACTTCAATTAATGAATCATTTACTCGCATGCAAAAATTAGCAGGTATTATTAAGTAAATTATATTAAACAAATTTTAAATTGAGGACTTGGATTACCAAGTCCTCTTTTTTATATTCAAGTAAAATAAAAGTTATATGAGCAATAAAAAAACAGATGTTAAGCGTATTAGATCCACAGATGGAATTATCCGCTATGTTAAAGACGGTAAGTTACATAACGCAGAAGGTCCTGCAGTAATTCATCCTGATGGTAAAGAAGAATACCATTTAAATGGTTTTCAATATTCAAAAGATGAATTCAAAATGATTAAAAAAGATGGTAATGGATTACCATTTTACAAACAATCAGGAACTAAAATGCGCCATTAACATGAAGATCGGATTTACAGGTACAGTAAGTGTGGGAAAAACTACACTAGTTAATTCATTAAAAGAACTACCAGAATTCAAACATTATGATTTTGCAACTGAACGTTCAAAATACTTACGTGATTTAGGTATTCCTTTGAATACAGATAGTACATTAAAAGGACAAACAATTTTTCTATCTGAAAGATGTTCTGAGTTAATTAGACACAATATTATAACTGATCGAACAGTTATTGATGTTATGGCATTTACAACATGTGCTGAATCTATAGATACATATCATAAAGATGCGTTTGAAGATTATGCATCTAAATTTATAGAGGAATACGATTGGATATTTTATGTATCACCAGCTGGAGTGTCTATTGAAGATAATAATGTACGTACTACAGATGAAAAATATAGAAAACAAATTGATTTAACAATTAAATATCTATGTTCAGCACATTTACATAGAATTAAAAACTTTGGTATAATCGCGGGTACTAATGAAGATAGAATTACTCAGATAAAATCTTACTTGAATTTGTAATATTTATAACAAAATCTCATTAAATGAAACGTAAAGAACTATACAACTATATTCGTGAAGAAATTGTAAATGAACTATCTGAAGCAGGTACTTACGCTGGTAATAAAGCTGTTGATGATATGAAAAAAGATACTGACTATAATACGTTAAATAGTCTAGCTAAGGCAGATTCTGAGAAAAAACTTAGAGCTGGAGGTAGTGTTACTATTGGAGAAATGGCTCGTACCGCAAATAATATTAAACTTGGAGATCCTGCTAAAGTAGCTTTAATTAGAAAACTATATGGTGGTACATGGAAAGGAAATATGTTAGATGTAGTAGAAAAAGCAGGTGATGAAGGTATTTCCCAACTTGAACTAGCTCTAGCAGTTGGCAAAAAATCACAACCCGCAATTAACCCTGCAGTAAGTGAATTTCTTAAAGTAGGTGCATTTGCACTATCTAAAATTGCAGGTGCAACTGCAGAACCAACTATTGCTCCTTCATCTGAAGAAGAAGAATGGATGGCAGATGCGGATGCAAAAGATGATTGGGAAAAAGCAGAAGATGAAGATTCAGATATGATGGATAAAGGTCCATCGGCTGCAGATATCAAAGCCGCTGAAAAAACAGCAGTAAAAGTATCAGGTGGTAAGGGATATGCTAAACAACTTTCTCCTGAAGACGAAGAAAAATATATTCGTTTAAGAACAGGTATTGAAACTAAAGTAGCAAAAATTATGGCTCTTCAAAAACCAAAAAGATCAGCATCAAATGATATGCAGGTACTTAAAGCCTTAATTAATCGAGATGATGTTAAAAAATTATTCAAAGCTAAAGGTGTCAGTTTAACTGACTTAGTAGCAGATATCATATCATGATAAATCAAAACCGATTTTATTTAATTATCATAGGAATACTAATCATAGTCCTATTAATGCAGAAATGTGGAGGGGGATGTAATTTCGTCCCCGTTCTTCCACCTCCTATAACCATTAGAACAGTAGATACTGTTTATACAGTGGTTACAAAGGAGATTCCTGTTTATGTCCCAAAATGGAAAACACATATAAAGTACGTCCATGATACAACTAGAATCGTGGATACGGCGTATGTTATTGGGGACTACTATTCCACTTATTTTTATCAAGATTCATTAATTAATGACACACTGTGTTTTTATATTAATGACTCAATATCAGAAAATAAAATCAAATCAAGAGATTTAAAATATATAATGTCTTTTCCAACAATAAAAATCACAGATGTAGTAATTCAAAATAAAAATGAATACTATGTTGGTTTAGGATTAATTGGAAATCAGAAAGGTATCAATTATT